TATTAGGTTTAGATTTTATAGCTGATGGTGGGTATCACCAGCTTCAAATAAACGGTGCCACAGCAAAGGGAACAAATACACAAAATCAAGTTTATTTTAGTTGTAATGGTCTTTCAGAGAGAAAGTATTTTTCAACAGGCACACAAACCGGAACAGGGTTAAATTCCACTGCATATTACATTTCGGCAAACTCATTTTCAACTCGCTACTTCACAATTTATGAAACAATAGTAGAAATAAAAAAAATAAATGGCAATTATATTTCTGTTATGCAAAATGTTGTAGAAGCTCAAGGAACCGACTTTAACAATATGTACTCTGGTGCATCTTCAATTGTAGGTGGAGGGTTGATTAATGGTTATAGTAATATAACTTCAATAAATCTTGTCAGCCCAAGCACTTTTTTAAATGGCACACAAATTTCAATAAGGAGAGTGATTAACTTTGCAAATGATTTGTAACGAAAAGAATGAATCTGCATATTTACCGGATAAAGAAGTCGTTAGTAGCAAAGATGAACTTTCGTTTTTAGAGCAGGATATTAGAACAGAAAGAAATAATCTATTAAAGGAATGTGATTGGACGCAATTACCCGATAGTCCACTAACCACAGAGCAAAAAGAAGCATGGCGTATATACCGTCAACAATTAAGGGATATTCCTGAACAAAAAGGATTTCCACTGAATGCGTTTTTCCCAATTCAACCATAGAAAATAACATAAAAATTAAGGAGAGATTTAAATGAACATTAACAGAGGCATAACAGTAAACCAATCAAGTAGGCAAGGCTATAAGCCTGAGCTAATAGTTTGCCATATCACAGAAGGCTCACTATGGGGAGCTGTATCATGGTTTAAAAATTCAGCATCGCAAGCATCATCACACTTTTTAGTAGGACGCAAAGGAGAGGTAATTCAGCTTGTAGATATTACAGAAAAAGCATGGTGCAATGGTAGAATACTAAATCCGTCAAATGAAACCGTAAAGAAATATTATAACAGTGGTAACAAGGATGGTAATCTTTACACTATTTCTATTGAGCACGAGGGTGTTTGGAAAAATACCAAGGGAACTTTAACTGCACTGCAAGAAAAGGCTACTACTGAGTTAATTCGTTACATAGTTTCAGAGGTGAAAAGATTATATGGCACAGATATTGCAATTGATAGGCAACACATAATTGGGCACTATGAAATTGATAGTGTAAATAAGTGTAATTGTCCCGGCTGGTTATTTCCTTTTGATAGGATAATTCAAACACTAAGCTCACCAACTTCAGTAAAGGTTCTTGATGTTGGTAAGAAAGTTCAGTTAAACAGAGCACCACTTTATCTTTCATCTTATGGTGGAATAGCGGTTCGTAATATTACAGGAAATTACCCAATTACAAGAATTATATCAGGCAGAGGTGCAGGGGTTCTTATTGGCGATATTGGGTGGGTTCGACCACAGGATTGCATGGTTATAAACGAAATATCGCAAGCACCTCAACCAGCACCAATACAGCCATCGGTGACACTGCCACCAACTGAGCGAAAACTTGATATAGGGAGCAGAGTTAAACTAATCAATGCACCGCTATATATTACCAGTTATGGCGGATTTGCAGTGGGCAGAAAAACTGGCACATTTACAGTAACAAATATCAAAAAGGGACGAGCAGCAGGAGTTCTAATCAATACAAATATGGGATGGGTTAGACCACAGGATTGTATTGTGCTTTAAGGGGGTTACATAATGCGTTCAATTCAAACAATAGGAAAAGGATTTAGCGGCTCTGGGAGCAAGTTAACATCTGCTACGGGGTTAGAGGTGCTGACTAATTTAGAGGACAGCAGCGGCTATTACAATTTTAGTTTACAAGTTTTTGATGATTGTCATATTTCAGTTAACGGCTCGTCATATATTTTCCTTAATGCAAATACCACCTTTGAAACAGATTCAAAAGATGTGCCGATTAAATCATTGAAATTTGAAGAAAATGATATTCAGTTTATTTGGCTTGGGGCTTATTAAATAGTTTTATTAAAAAAATATCATACCATCAAAATTTACCAGCAGAAAATGATTGACATTTTCGCAATATCTGGGTATAATATGTATGAAGGAGATGAGCGATATGTCACAGAGTGCAAAAAACATTAAGTATACTGCAGTTTTGCCCAGCGATTATGTTAATGAATTAAAAGAACTTGCATCAAAAAAAATTATTCCATCAGTAAATTTTGGTATTCGTCTTGCAATTGAAAATTATATTTCACAGAGTAAAAAAGAATCATATCAAAAACAAATGAATGCAGCAGCAAAGGACGAGGGTTTTATGAAACGCACACTTGAAACTGGGGATGCCTTTAAAAATGTTGATAATGAGGTGGGCGGACAGTGGTAAATAAGTGGGAAATATATTTTTGCAATCTAAATCCAACACAAGGTAGTGAGCAACAAGGCACAAGACCTGTTCTTGTTATTTCTAATGATGTTGTAAATCACATTTTGCCTGTTTCTACTGTTTTGCCTTTATCAAGTGTTAAGGCGGGAGACAAAATATATCCAACAGAAGTTTTTCTTTCTGCAAACATAACCGGATTACCAAAGGATAGTGTTGCAATGTGTCAGCAAATACGAACTGTATCGCATAGTAGACTTGTAAATATGGTTAGAACTTTAAATGATATTAATTTACAAGAGAAAATCAAGGAAACTTTACGAGAATATTTAGAATTGTAATTTCAAAAACCTTTTAGCACTCCATTGAGGGTGCTATTTTTCTGTCCATTTTTAAAATTAAGGAGCTGATTTTATTGCAAATACCAATACTTAGCAAGCTATTTAAAGCAAGAGCCTCTCCAAAAAATCAATTCTGGAGTAATGCTTACAACTTTCACTTTGGTGGGACAACAAGTGGCAAGGTAGTTAACGAAAGAACAGCAATGCAAACAAGTGCTGTGTATGCCTGTGTGCGAATTTTAGCTGAAACAATAGCTTCTTTGCCACTTCACACTTACAGTTATACTGATAATGGCAAAGAAAAAGCAACTGCCCACCCACTGTATTATTTGCTTCATGATTCACCAAATAAAGAGATGACCTCATTTGTGTTTAGAGAAACGCTAATGGGTCATCTTTTATTATGGGGTAATTCATTTTCTCAAATTATACGAGATGGTAGAGGTAATGTTATTTCGCTCTATCCATTAATGCCAGATAAGATGACAATAGATAGAACCGAGGCTGGAGAGCTTTATTATATCTACAATAAAGATGGCACTATTTATACTCTTAGAAGTGATGAAGTGCTTCATATACCCGGACTTGGTTTTGATGGGCTTGTGGGCTATTCCCCAATAGCAATGGCTAAAAATGCAATAGGTATGGCAATTGCATGTGATGAATTTGGTGCTAAGTTCTTTGCAAATGGAGCTAACCCCGGTGGAGTTCTTGAGCACCCGGGAGTTGTTAAAGACCCAGCAAAAGTAAGAGATAGTTGGAACAGCCTTTTTCAAGGGAGTGGCAATGCCCATAAGGTCGCCGTCCTTGAGGAAGGTATGAAATTTCAAAGCATAGCAATACCGCCTGAGCAAGCACAGTTTTTACAAACAAGGAAGTTTCAAACTGAGGAAATATGCAGAATATTTAGAGTCCCTCCGCATTTAGTGGCTGATTTAGACAAAGCAACATTTAGCAATATAGAGCACCAATCCATAAGCTTTGTTGTTCATACAATAAGACCTTGGTTAGTGAGAATAGAACAGGCAATTAATAAGGCTTTGTTATTAGAAAAGGATAGAACTAAATACTTTGTGAGCTTTGTTGCGGATGGGTTGCTTCGTGGGGATTATGCTTCAAGAATGGCGGGTTATGCTGTTGGGATTCAGAATGGATTTTTAAGTCCTAATGATGTTAGGTCATTAGAAAACTTGAATTCCATTCCATTTGGAGACACATACATGGTCAATGGTAATATGCTAAAACTTGAAGATGTTGGTGCGTATGTAAAAGAAACTGGTAGCGAAATGAAAAAGAAGGGAGGAAATAACTAATGACAAAGAAATTTTGGTTATGGGATAAAGAAGAAAATACTCTTAGAATTGAGGGAGTAATAGCAGAACAAAGTTGGTGGGGCGATGAAATTACACCTAAACAGTTTAAAGCAGAGTTAAGTCAACATACAGGAGATATAACTGTATGGGTTAATAGCCCGGGGGGAGAGGTTTTTGCTGCTGTTCAGATTTATAATATGTTAAAAGAGCACAATGGTAAAATTACAGTTAAAATTGATAGCTTAGCGGCAAGTGCGGCTTCATTAATTGCAATGGCTGGAGATGAAGTGCTAATGGCTCCGTCAAGTATGCTAATGTTGCACGACCCAATGAGCATTGTATTTGGCAATGAAGCCGATTTAGTCGCTTGTATTGATATGCTAAAAGAGGTTAAAGAAGCTACATTGAATGCCTATGAGTTAAAGACAGGAGCTGGGAGGGCAAAGATTTCACAGTTTATGACGAACGAAACTTGGTTTAATGCCAAAAAAGCTATTGAATGGGGCTTTGCAGATGGGATTTTATATAAAGAAGAAAAGCCGGCAGAAAAGAGTGAAAACTTAACTGCCGGCTATTATTTTAACAGCAGAGCACACACATTAGCAGTTGTAAACAAGTTGAAAAGCTCCTTTCCAATAGCTAAAGAAGTAGATCCCCCAATAGTTATAGAACAGCCTGTTGAAACAGGCACAGCACATATCCAATTAGAAAAAAGATTAAATTTAATAAAATAACAGGAGGAAAAATAATATGTCAAAAATTATTGAACTAAGAGAAAAAAGAGCTACCCTTTGGGAGCAAACAAAAGCATTTCTTGATAGTAAGAGAAATGAAAAAGGTTTAATATCCGCTGAGGATACCACCACCTATGAAAAGATGGAAACAGATGTTGTGGCATTAGGCAAGGAAATTGAAAGATTAGAAAAGCAAGCCTTAATGGATATGGAATTATCTAAGCCAACAAATAGTCCTATTTTAGGAAAACCAGCAAGACAAACAGTAGAAAAAGTAGGCAGAGCAAGTAATGAATACAACTTAGCTTTTTGGAAATCAATGAAAAACAAAAACAGCTTTGAGGTATTAAATGCACTGCAAATAGGAACCGATTCAGAAGGTGGATACTTAGTTCCTGATGAGTTTGAAGCAACCCTTATTGAAAGCTTAAATGATGAAAATATCATCCGCTCACTTGCTAATGTAATTAGCACATCCTTTGGAGATAAGAAAATCCCAGTTGTTGCTTCAAAAGGAACTGCATCTTGGACAGATGAGGAAGCGCCAATTAGTGAAAGTGATGATGTTTTTGGCATTATCAATTTAGGAGCACATAAGCTAACTACTATGATTAAGGTTTCGGAGGAATTACTCAATGATAGTGTGTTTAACTTAGAGAAATACATAGCTAAGGAATTT